GCCGCCGCAACACTGGCAGTGGGCTTCACGTGGTTCGTGACGAGGTCGATCAGTCACGCGTTCACACATTGCGACCACCGTCCTCGAAACCGGGGCTGTGGCGGCAGCCGACGCAGCGGCCGTCCTCGATGTACCGCGTCTGGATGTCGTCGCCGCAACTCCTGCAGGTCCGGATGTCGCTCGCTTCGAGGAACTCCTCGAACGTGCTGGGGAGCCCGGCGGCGGCCTCGGAGCGCTCAGACATCGCGATCACCCCAGCCGAGGTTCGCCGCGAACTCCTCGGCGCTGTCGGACATGTCGAGCGCAACGTGGAACGACGCCTCGGCGAGCCAGTCGGTCGTACTGGTACGGCCAGCGCCGGACTCGGTGCTCCCGGACATCTCAGTAGAGCACCTCCTTCTCCACGAACTGGAAGAACTCCTCATAGGAGTCGATGACGACATCGTCGCGTTCCCGCCACGTCGCGGTCTTCTCTTTGCCGTAGCCGATTGGGATAACAGCGCCGACGATCTCCCCGTCCTCGATACCGACGTAGTCGATACGGCTCGGCACGCCACCGTCGACGACGTCGAGCGTCGCCTCGACGGAGATGTGGACGGTGCGCTCCCGGACTTCAAAGGGGCCTGAGCCGTGGCGCCGGATGTCGAACTCCAGGACGTGGTTCTTCGCGCCGAAGCGGTCGCCGGTGACGTCGCACTCGAAGACCGTCACTTCACCCATCGAACCACCTCGCGACGTCGTGGTCGTTCTCGAGTGCCCAGCGCCGGACCTCGCGGATCATCTCGACGACCTCGTATTGCTGGGCCCCGATCTCGGGGTCCTCCTCGGCGAGGACCACCGACTCCTCCATGTAGTCCTCGTGCCAGTCGTCGAGCTGGGACTCGTGGAGCATCAGCGTGTCCACGTATTCCGCCGCGACTTCCATCTCGTCGGCGGCGACCGCCCAGCAGGCCGCGCGTTCGAGCGCGTCGAACGTCAGGTACGCCCCGCGGCGGTCCACGTCGATCTGCCGGACTTCCCCGGACTCGTCCTCGCCGTCAGTCATCGCGACCACCGGCGAAGTCGCCGAGCGTGCTGCCGTTCTCCTCCGCGATCTCCTCGGCTGTCTTCGGCTCCTCGGCGTCGCTCGGGAGCTCGACGTCGTCGACGATCTCCTCGAGGTCCTCGTCGCCGGCGACACGGGCGAGGATCTCAGCGATGGGCGCCATCAGTTCATCGTGCGAGGGGTCCGTCAGCGAAAAGATGGTCTCGCCGTCGACGGAGAACCGGGTGGTGACCGTCTCGTCGGGGTTGAAGCCGCCGCCGAGCTCGAACTCGTTGATCGTCCCGGCTTCGTTGTCCGGGCTCCAGGAGTCGTGCGACTCCCAGTACTGGTCCTCGGGCCCGGGCATCTCCGGGCGCTTCCATCTGATGCAGTCTCCCTCGACGATCGAGAGCTCCCAGTCCCCGGGCGCCGGGTAGAGCATCAACCCGCGGTACGTCTCCGTCTCGTACTCGCCGACCCACGCGGGCGGCTCGAACTCGTCGGCTCGAGGGACGTCCTCGAAGCCGACGACGTTCCAGCCACGGACCATCCGCTTCGCGGCCGCGCGTTCGATGGTCTTCTGCTGGGGTCCCGGCGAGTCGTCGTGGACTTCGCTAACGAAGTGGTCGGGGCCGCCGCCGAGATAGGCGGTCCGGTCGTTGCTGTCGCTCAACAGGAGCAGGTCGTCCCGCTCCGCGAGCTCGTCCAGCCGGTCGTCACTCGACATCTTCCACCTCCTGAAAGGTTGCCTGACCGTCGTCTCGGCCGAGATAGTTCTCGAGGATGCCCTCCCAGCGGAGACGACTCTTGACGACGAACGGTAAGGCGTCGTCGGCGTCCGTTTCCTGTTCGGCGATTTTGTGCTCGCCATCTTCGACAACGAAGTGTGCAGTGCAGTAGTCGAGTTCGACGATGAGTGCCTTGCCCTGAGTCGTTTCGAGAAACTCTCGGATCTCCGTACTGTTCGCTGGTTCCAAGTCGGGAGCGTTGTCCGCGTCAGTCATCGTAGTTCTTCGAGTCATAGTCGTGGTGCGTTGCAGTCCACTCGCGGCTGACACCGTTCTCGTCGACGAAGGTCAGCGACAGCTCGGCCAGCCGGGGATCCTCCCCCGGGACCAGCGCCACCTGCACCTCGTCAGCGATGGCGTCCTGGAACTCGCGAGCGGTTCCCGTGTCGGTCAGCTGCAGGCCCTCGCCCACCGGGTGGTCGGGGCCGTCGTAGTTCTCCATCTCGAGCGTGTCGTCGTCGCCCACGCCGAGCAGGCCGTCGTAGATGGCGTCGATGAACCGCCTAAACATCGTCCTCCTCCACGTCGAACGTCGTCTGGCCGGTCGGGTTGCCCTCGAGGTCGCGCTGTTCGGGCTCGACGAGGACGTCCTCGTCTGCCTCGTCTTCGACGAGGTGAGGCAACGCGAGTGCCATCTCCGTCAGAGGACTCAGGGTCACGCCTTCTCTACCTCCTCGATCTGGGCGTCGTCGCACCCGAGCGAGCAGTGGTCCTCAACGACTTCCTCGGGGTCCTCGTCCTCCTCGACATTTCGAGAGGTCCCGCACGTACTGCAGGAGACGCGTACCGGGCCCGACTCGGACTCGTCAGCCGAGTCGGCCACTGCCACGCCGCCATCTGTGCTCGTTCGTGCATCAGCGCCAGCGGGATCTCCCGAGGTCCTCGGCTCGGACTCTCCATCATCGTGCCCATCGGCCTCGTCGAGGACGCCGGTCGTCCCGTCGTAGACGAGCTCCCAGCCGTCAGCCATCCGGTCGGCGAGTTCGGCAGCGGACACGTACTGCGGCGGCACCTGATCGACGGGGATTAGTTGGAGTTCGTGGTCCTCGTCGCGGGCCTCGTGGACCTCGTACCAGTACTCCTGGCGCGACTTCACCGTCTTCTCGAGGTACTGGGAGGCGCTACTCGGCATCGTTCGCCTCCATGAAGGGGTCGAGGTCGACGACGAGCAGGCCCTCCTTGAGGTCGTGCTCGACCGGGAGCGCCATTGACTCGGAGATCTCCTTGACGGGGAGGTCGAACTCCTCGCGAAGGAGAGCGCCGATGTAGAACGCGAACCCGCCGTGGTCGCCAACCTGGACGGTCTTTGAGTGCGGGCCCTCGTCGCCGCGGTTGATGCCGAGGCGGTCGGTCTCGCCGTCGGTGTAGAACGCGATCGAGTCGACGCCCTCGAGGTACTGCTCGACGGCTGGCTGGTTGAGCCGGGCGTCGCCGTTCCGGTAGAGCGACAGCTCCGGCTCGGTACGGGACGCCTGGCCGCTGGTGGAGCGCTCGAAGTTACTCATCGCCACCTCCGTCGGCCGTGATCTCTCGGGCCGGGACGTCGTACCCGCGACGCCGGACCTCGCGAACGAGCTCGCTCTCGTCGGCGCGCTTGAGTTCCTCGGCCGTCGGTCGGCTGGTGCCGTCCTCGGGGAGGTCTTCGATGTCGCTCGCGAGCGTGTGGAGCATGCCGAGGTCATCGCCGTCGATGTCGACGTCCTCGTCGTCGACACTCGACTGGTACTGGGTGGCCGCCTCGCGCAGCGCTGCCGCGACCAGGTCGTCGTGCTCGGCGATCCGGGAAAGTGTCCGGAGACCGCTGCGGCCACCGACCGTCGGACGGATCCCCGCGCGCCACATCTCGACTGCGAGCGGCGCGTCGATGCCGAACTCGTTCTTCAGCGCGTCGATGTTGTCGTAGCCGATCGGGTCGGGCGCGAAGTTCGGCGGGTGCTCGCACTTGCAGGGCTCGGCGACCGCGACCGGGCGGTCCCGCTGCTCGCGGTCGTCGACCCAGACCTGCGTGATCGAGGCCTCGCACTTCGGGCACTCGTCGAAGTCCTGGCGCGCGATGAACTCCTCGAGCGCGCGCCGGATCACGTCGCCGACGGTCGAGAGGCTCATGTCCGAGCCGTAGTGGGCGAGGCCGTGGAGGACCGCGTACTTCTCCTCCGAGACCACCGTCTTCACCCACGTCTCGTCAGCCCCGCAGACCGCGCTCCCGCGAGCGTTGTGCGCGTCCTCGTCGAAGATTTCGATGTACTCGAACTCCGGGTCGATGGACGTTCCGCGGGAGGAGCTTGGGGTGTCGACGCCGAGCCGGTAGTTGCCGTCGGGGCCGGGGCGCAGGGTGATCGAGCGGACGTCGTGGGTGCGCTCGACCTCGTCTTTGTTCCGGACGGTGTTCCCCTCCTCGTGTTCGCGGGTGACGATCTCGAGGATCATTCGAGAACCACCGTCCCCTCGGGCGTCAGCCGCTTCGACTCGTTCAGCGCGAGTTCGTCGACGGTGTCGTACGTCTCGTCGAGCGCTTCGTGGACCTCGGTGTAGTTACCGCGGTGCTCGTGCATCGCGGCGACCAGAACGTCGAACGGGTTCCGATCCTTCGTCGCTGCGACGGCGACCAGCTGCTTCGCGTGGTGGACCTCGTCGGGGTCGTCACTCGCCATCGACAGCACCTCCATCGCGCGGCTCGTCGATCGCCTGCAGGATGTGGTAGCGGTGCTGGGCCTTCGTCACCATCTTACTCGTCACCCTCCTGTCCCGCAGCGACCGACCGCATCGTCTCATCGACGTACTCGCGAACCGCGTCCGGATCGGGGCGGGTAGACGCCTCCGTGAGCGTTTGCACGGTGATCCGGTTGACCTCGTTCTGGAACTCTTCCGGATCGTCTGGAATCGTCGACGGGATCAACTCGTTCGCGATGTCCGTCCAGCCCGGTAGCTGCTCCTCGTCTAGGGCCTCCAGCGTCGCCGCGCGGACGTGAGGCTCGGGAACGTCAATTTCGACGGCCAGCTCTGGAACCTCGACCTCCGGGACGTGAACGTCGATCGAGAGCTTCGAGAGCAGCTCGTTACTCCCAAGCTCCGAGGCCTTCGGCTTCGACTGCCGTGTCCGGTGCTTGCCCTTCCGCCAGTCGACGACGATCCAGCCGGTGATGGTTTTTTCAGTCATTGTGATCAGCTCTGGATCCGCGGGGCGAGCATGAACCGGCAGCTGCCGTTGCCGTCGGCGATGTCGAAGTGGAGGCTCACCGGGAACTCCTGGCCGAGCTCGATGGTGACCTCGTCGCCGGCGTCGATCGCCTTGTTCAAATCTTTCATGTAGTCGAGACTGTACAGCGACCGCGCGGGCGCCGCGACGAGGTCGATGATGTCGTCGCGACCGTGCGCGACGCGGACGTCGTCGGTGTCGCCCTGCGCCTCGACGAGGAACTCCTCCTCGTCTTCGTCGACGGCGAGCGTGAGGTGGTCGGAGACCATGTCGGAGGCCTTGATGCCGCGGTCGAGCCGACGGCCTTCGAGGACGATCTCCGCGGGCAGGTCGAGGTCCGGCAGGTCGGGCTCGCCGCGGATCGAGTCGGGGTCGAGCAGCGCGAGCGTGTACTCCAGGCCGTCGATCTCGATGAGGAGTTTTCGGGTCTCCTCGTCGAGCGTGAGGTGGATCAGGTCGCCGGAGTCGGCGAAGCCGATGACGTCCTCGAACTTCGAGAGGTTGATGCCGAGGACGCCCTCGTCGGCCTCGTAGGACTCAAACGCCCCTGCGCCGAGGTCGGCGTCGACCATTCCGACGTTCGCGGGATCAACGGCGCGAGTCTCCAAGCCCTCCTTGGTGAGGTGGATCTTGCACTCGTCGACCAGGACCGAGATGTTGTTAATGAACGATTCGAGTTCGGATTGCGAAACGATTGCGTTGAACATTTTTACGGTGTTGTAAGGTTGGTTTTTAGTCGGTACTCCCATCGTCGATGAAGTCGCGGATGCGCTCCGCGAGCTCGTCGTCGAGGTGGTGGACCGGTCCGTCGACGGACTCGGTCAGCTCCTCCCACTGCTCGCGGGTGAGGCCGAAGTGCTCGCCGTTCGGCCAGATCTCGACCGTCGTCATGACTGGCAGTCGGGGCACTGCTCCTCGTTCTCGGTCGCGCAGATGTCGCCGCAGCTGGCGCAGGCGACGAGCCGCGCGCGGTAGGAGATCTCGGCGGCGGCCATCGTCACTCGGGCGTGCCACCGTCAGCGGCGATCTCCGAGCGCCGGCTCTGCCAGTCCGGCCGGGTCTCCGCGAGCTCCTCGGCGTCGCGGACGAGGCGCTCGTCGAAAGCCTCGCCGGCGATGTCCAGGACGACGTCGACGTGGCTGTCGTCGACGGTCCCGGTCGAGTCGATGGCGCTCGCCATCACGAGCAGCTCCTCGAGGACGTCGCGAACGATGACGTCTTGGACGCGCTCGACCTCGGCGTTCGCCGCCTCGATCGGGGCGCGCGCTAGCCGACCGGCGGGGAAGTCGTAGGTCCCGCCGCCGGGTTCGGAGCCGGGGCTGTCGGGGATGAACACGCACTTGAAGACCGGGTCGTCCTCTCGGACCGGCAGGTTCGGGTGGCTCTTGTACGTCGCGAGGTCGAAGTCCTCGCGCTCGCGGTGCTCCTCGACGGAGTCCGCGACACGCTCGACGACGACCATCTTCGCGCCGCCGCCCGCGAGGTCGTAGACGGCGTCCCCGACGCGGATGTCGGCGTGCGTCATCGCTGCTCGCCTCCCTCCGCGGGCGCTTCCTCGAACGTGATCTCGACTTGCTCGACGCTGACGTCTTCGATGACCTGAAGCGCCTGCCGTTTCGTAAACTCGTCGATGCCTTCACCTTCGAGGTTCTCGATGCGGGTGCGGGCACGCGCGAGCGGGGGCTTCTCGTCACCGTCCATGTCGGCCGCGGTCTCCTCGGGCTCCCCGTCGAGGACGACCGCGGGGTCGGCGACGATCTCCAGCGTGAACACGGGAATCTTCGTGGGCTGACCGCCCAGACTCATCGCGATCGCGTTCCCGAGCCCGCCCTTCGCCTTGTGGTCGATCTCGGTGCCGCGGATCCGTCCGCCAGCGCCGTCGACGGCCGAGACGATCGCCGCGAGGGTGTCTGCGTCCTCGGGCATCATCGTTCGTGGCCTCCCTTCTCGACGAGGTCGCCGCGCGCGCAGTCGTCGTTCGTGCAGCGGTAGCACTTCTCGCTCTCCTCGCCGCAGGTGTCGCAGACCGTCCCGGAGGACGCGGAGCTCAAGCGTCTTCACCTCCGTCGGTGACCGCGAGCCGTTCGCCGACCGAGTCGGTGACCCAGCGCGCGTGCTCGTCGATGAGCTTTCGAGTGACCTCGGTGGTCGAGTACTCGTTCGTGCGCCGGTCGAGGATCGCCTTCTCGACGAGGTCTTGCTCGACCAGCTGGTCGAGGTTGGGGTACAGCCGGCCGTGGTTGACCTCCTCGCCGCGGAGCGCTTCGAGCTCGCGCTTGATGGCGAGCCCGTACGCGGTGCCTTCGCCGGTCTTCCCGCGCTCGATCCGACGGAGGACGACGAGAATCTGCTGCTGGAACGCCGTCAGGTCGCGGTAGAAGTTGACGCCGCCGTCGGCGACGACGCGGCCGCCGCAGTCGCCACACCGGATTTCGGCGTTTCCGGCCTCACCGGTGCCGAAAAACGTCGGTGTGTCCTGTTCGTTAAACTTTACTATGTTGCGGTTGTGTTTTCGCATGCTCTAGGCCTCCTTGCGTGGGAGCAGGTTGCCCTGGAGCACTGGACCTCTCGCGAGGTCCGGTACCCTTGATTCGCGCGTTCTCCCGATGTTTTACGAGGTGGGAGCCGGGAGTCCGCGCGTCGCGAGAGAGATCCAGTGTTGGTCGCCTGCTCTAACTTGTTGAACAAAGGCCAGTATTAAGTATTTTACCCTCGACGCCAATCGTCGATGGGTTGAAGTCCGTCCATCCCGCCTGATACGGCAATGCCGAAACGGAACGAAGACACCGGTCGGTTCGAGCCGACGGTCGACCCGGACGACGTCGTCGACGACCTCTTCTCCAGCCACGAGCCGCGTAGTACGCGGGAGGTCGCCTCGCGTCTCGACATCTCGCGTTCGCGCGCGTACGAACTACTCCGCGACCTCGAGGACGAGGGCGCTATCGCGAGCAAAAAGTTCGACGAGCTGGGCGGCGTCGTCTGGTTCCGCGAGTAGCGCCCAGACCTTACCAAACATCTGGCGGAGAGGAAGAGGCCGAGTGTTTGGTAAGGTCAGCGGAAAGCACTCGCCGGCTCGCACGGCGTCTCACCCCTGATAGACGAACACGCTGTCGTCGTCTGCCGTCACGCTTTGGAAGTTCGCCGCGTACGTTTCCTCGATCTCATCGGATTCGACTGCCAGTTTCTCGTCCAGTTCGAGGACGGCCGCCTCGATCTCCTCCTCCGAGCACGGGATCTTAGTCATCGGCCATCCCTTCCTGTTGCGGCGGCGAACCGGCCGTGTAGGTCGTGATGTCCAAGTTGCGCCGGATCTCCTCGGTCGCGGCATCCGGGTTCTGTTCAAATGCGTATTTCTTGATCGACCAGTTGACATCGCTGAGGTCTACTCGGAGCTGCAACTGGCCGTGGAATTTGTCGTATTTGAATCCGGGTTCGTCGGCCGCGTCCTCCATCAACTGGTACGCGTACTCGTGAGACGGTCCCCCACCGCCGGCATTGTGCTCGAAGAGGTCCTGGACGTCCTTGTAATCGAAGCAGCGGGTGCGGTCGCGGTGCTCGACGGCGTCGGCCGCAGCGTAGCGCCGTAGGAGGACGAGACGCTCGTCGCGATTGAGGTCGGCCCAGAGTGTGTGTTCCTCGCGGTACGCCTCGGTAGTGTAGACGCGGTCGTTGTGCGGATGATCGTCGGCGTTCAGGTGGTTCAGGACGGCCTCGCGATAGGCGTCGATCGCATCTGCAGTTGATACACCTGCGATGGAGACGATCTTCTCGTCGAGGAGCTGCTTCGGGATCATCGTGTTGGTGGGGTCCTCGACGATAGTGTCCGCGATCTCCACGACCTCGCTCGGTTCTACCCGGATCTCGGCGGTGGTACCGTCACTGGTACCACTCTCCTCGGCCGTTGAAAGCCCCGTCTCATCCGAATCTCCGTCGTTTTCAACAGACTCGCCTGTGGTACCACCACTGGTACCGCCTGTGACGAGCCGTTCGACGTCCTCGAGGATCCGGCGCGCTCGCCCGCCATCAGTGTAAGCATCCAGTGTAGCCGCCAGCAGGCGGCCGTAGGAACTCGCGTCGTGCTTGTCGGCGAAGATCTGGAACCGCTCTTTGAGTTCAGCGTTGATTCGGTGGGAGAGCTTCCTCGTATCAGCACCGTGGTACCGGTCGGTACCAACTACTGGCTTTGAAGAAGAAAGCCCACGAAGGTCCGTGGACTCCTTGAGGAGCTTCTCTGCCTCCGCCAGGACGCCGTCATCATCGAGGTACTCACGCATCGCGCACTCGAGCTCGAACCGGAGGTACGGGCCCGTAGCGCCGTGTTTCTCGTAGACGAAGTCCTCGAACCGGTCCCAGACGTCGGCAGGAACACGCCAGCCCAGCTGGACGCGCTCGGTCAAGCCGCACCACCTCCGGTTTCAGCGTCGACGGCGCGTGGTACCAGCCATGTGGTACCAGGGCTGGGCCGTCTTATCATCTGTGTGGTGGTTGTGGTATCGTTTTGGTTCCAGTAAGTAGTAGTGTTGAAAGCACCTACGCGAACTGGCAGGTCGTCTGGGAGGGTGGTCCTACCACTACGTCCGGCGGTTTCGTCTCTGCCGACCGTGGTCGGTTCAAGGGGGCTACTCGTTTTACCGCTTTCTTCTTCAACAGCGCCGAGCGTGGTACCATGCTGGTTCCGCGTTGAAAGCGATACCGTTTCTACGGCCGTTCGTCGTGGTACCACGGCGCTGGAGCGACGGTACTCCTCGAATTTCGATACGTCCGTGGTGATCGTGCTTGGGGTGTGCATGATTGGCTGGTCGTGGGAGCAGCTCGTGACCCGCCCAGGACAGTGCTGTAGCTCATGCTGTCCGGTAGGCTTATGATGACGGCCGTAGAAAACCAAGGTAGTTCCACCTTCCTCGGTTCCTACTTCCGCCCAGCCGCGGGTGTGATCTGCGCTCCTATCTTGTTGATTACGAGATTTGCTCCCCCGGTACTTAAAACTCCAGCTAGTCACCCCACGTGCGTCTGACAAATGTCTGTTGCCGAACAGACGCCGAGCGATGGGAGCTGGTGTTAGGTGGTAGCACCTAAAGGGAGTGTTCATTCCTAGGCCTCCGATGTGGAAGGAGATCCGCGGCGAGATGTGCGTGGGAGCAGGATTTTGCCTGGAGCGGATCCCCGATGCGTTCCTTGATTCGTGCGTTCACCGAACCTCTATGATTACGGAACACATAAATGCTCGCCAACAGCACCGTGAAAGTGAAACTGAGGCTGAGCAGTACCCGTAATCTGTCGTTACCCCTCGGTAGACATGGGATAATAGTCAAGCTAATGACGGGAGAAACGACATTTCTTTTAGGGTGTCGGGTGAACGCGAACATGTCTTTCCGAGGGATTCGGGAAGACTCGATCTCGGGCCAGATTAAGCCCGAGATCTCGCCTTCACGAGGCTAACGACGAAGGCTACCGCGGTCGGTGCTGGCACACCGGCTGCCTTTTCGGAGAGCAGCATAGCGTACGATAACCTTCGTCAGAGGCGAGTATTCAGCGGGCTAACTTAAGCTTGTTCCTAAAAGAAGGAACTGCACTTCTAGAAAGAAGGAATTACCGTCGCGATAGGCACAAATTAAGCCGCTACGATTCTGGTTTTTCTCCATGTACCGTCGCGTCGACTGGATGGTCCCGGCAGACGACGCAATTCTTCGGCTCCTCGGGCCTCCCAAGCCGCTCGAACTCCGGAGCGGGAGCATCGCCAGAAACACGGGACTTTCGCGACGGCATGTATCTAGCCGCTGTTCAAGTCTGGTCGACCGCGGTCTCCTCGAAAAGGACGACGACGGAACACATCCATACTACAGCGTAACTGATCTCGGTCGACAGTACGTCGAACAGCAACTCGAACCGGACGATCTTCTGGAACTCGACGAAGAGTGACGCGTGACCGAGACCGTCGCGACCGCCGCCGTGACCTTACCAAACATCTGAAGGGGTGACTAGCCCGAGCGGTTGGTAAGGTCGTCGGGCGTCGTCTATGACGAACGTCTGACGTAGTTTTATCTTTGCACGCAGGGAATTCCAACCGTTCCATGAAGACGTTCGCGATAGCAAATCAGAAAGGTGGCGTCGCCAAATCGACGAACACGATCAATCTCGCCGGTGCGCTCGCCGACCGTGGCCATCACGTCGCGGTCGCCGATCTCGACCCACAGGGATACCTCACCAACACGCTCGACCTCCGCGACGCGTATCTCGCGGACGACCCGACGCTGTACTCGGCGATGAAAAATCCCGCCGAGACGGATCTTGACAATATCATCGTCCACCACGAGGAGTTCGACGTCGTCCCCTCGAACATCGATATGTTCCGGCTGGAGCAGGACCTCATCGCGAGCGGCCGACGTCCGCGCCTCCGGTTCCGGCAGCTCCTCGACGAGCTCACCGGATACGATTACTTCATCGTCGACGCGCCGCCCTCGCTCGGCCCGATCAACGACAACGTCCTCCTCGCCTGCAGTAACCTTCTCATCCCCGTCGAGGCGGCGGAAACGTCGATTCTCGCTATCGAGCACCTCATGAACCAGATCGACTCTCTTGAGGTCGACTACGACATGGACGTCGAGGAAAGCGCGGTCCTCATCTCAAACGTAAACTACCCTCTCGACAACGAGCAGCGCTCGGCTATCGACTGGTTCACCGAGACGTTCGAGGGTCGTTGCCCGATTTTCGAGATTCGCCATCGCGCCGCGATCAAACGGTCTCTGGGGTCTGGCGGTTCTATCTTCGGTGCCGATGCTGAGGAGACGGACATGCGTGCAGTGTACGAGGAGATCGCGGACTACCTGGAGGCGATCGACCATGACTGACGAAGACCAAGTTCGCGACCGGCTCCGACGTCGGTTCGATGACGACGATTCCACGAATGACGAGAACTCACAGCCTTCACAGACTTCCAAGAACGCAAAGAACGAAAAGGCTTCAAGGAAAGATGTGAATGGGGGGAATGCAATGCTCGCCGAGAACGTCAAGAAGGAATGGACTGCCACGAGCGTCTACCTCCCCGACTTCTTGGAACGGCAACTCACGACGCGCTACAAGCACCTCGACCTCGCATTTGAGGAAGAATACGGACGCTCGTTACAGAAAACACGGTACTACTATCCGCTCGTCGTCTCTCTCGGCCTGGAACGCTTAGAAGGAATGGAACCCAAGGAACTCAAAGAAAGCATTGAACGCTTGGGACGTGAAGGCGCGCAAGAGTGACTACCGCGTATCGCGAAAAATGCCTCTCCAGGAAGGAGGAAGTCTGCCACATCTGCGACGCGACCGAGGAGATCGTCGTTCACCACGCCGACGGAGATAAGTCGAACGACGATCTCGAGAACCTCCTACCTGTGTGTCGGTCCTGCCACAACAAAATCCACGGCGGCGCGGACGGTTACGAGGACTGGTACGAGAAATTAGATCCCTCAGGTCGAAGCGGATTCGAGGACCGGAAGGAAACGACCCTACGCTCACCTCGCGACCTCATCGAGGACGTCGACGAGTTCGCGGAGGAGATGGAGCTCAGCCGGAACGCGGCGATCAACTTCATCGTCCGCGACTGGATGAAAGAAGGTCGCTGACCCCACCGTTTCCTCTGAAGGTTTTCGTTCACTTTCACCGAGCATGGCGGGTCTTTAAATGCAGTTGGCACGTTTAGAGGAATGCATAAGCTCCCACGCGGAGGCCGCCCCCTTCGTCTCGGGCTGGCCGGGGATCTCGACGGCCGGCCTCGGCCGTCACCGCGACACCCAGCTCGAGGCGAAGGACGCCGACGCTGTGAGGAGAGCTTGTCAGTGACCGCCGTGATGGCGGCTATGCTTTTCCGGTCCTCAACTCAACGTAATCTCTGAGCCCTCTGGCCGGCAATCATCGCACGCGACGACACGCTCGCCGTCGACCATCGCTGGCCAAACCTCGTCGTCTGGGACACTCTCGTTGCAGAGATCGCAGATGTACTGGCCCATCTTACGCCTTCCCGAGATAGTCCCAGTCCTGACCGCCGTCTCCGTCTCTCGTGACCCGCCACTTGTACGGCCCGTGGCCTTTCCCGTCGTTGCAGGTGCAGTCGGTACCGCACTTTTGCATCTTCTTCACGATCGTCCCGCCGTTCTCGCTCTCCTCGACGTCGACGACGTCGTCGTCCGCCGCGAGGTCCTCCTCGTCGGGTGGCTGTTCGAGGTACTCGATGAGGTCCTCGCAGTACGAGATGATCGCGTGAAGGGTTGGGACGGCCTGGCGCTGGAGGCCGTCAGCGATGTAGTTCGGAATCTCGCCGGGGGGAGCAGGTTGCTGGTCTGAAGTCATAACCTTACCAAACAATTAAACCGCTTCTCTATTAAATTGTTTGGTAAGGTAGTGTCAGCCCTCGACTGCTCCTACCCCGCTCTCGAAACTCGATATAGCTACATGAGGTTTATTTGGTGGTTCTGCAGGTGTATCCTCGACGTCGAACCCCAAGGGTTCGCGTGGAGAAACCGGGTTGCGTCGAGGCAGATCACCAGAGGGAGATGGTTTGCGTCGGCGCAATGGGCAGAAATGTTCGAGTCTGTCAGAGGAATCGAACATTATTAGCCCGTCGACACTGATAGCCTAGTTACAAATGCCTGCGGCCGACACCGACGATCAGTACTGGCTCAAACCCGCTCAGGTCGAGGCGATGCGAGACGTCGTTCGCGACGGCCGTCATCCCGAGCGCGACGCCGCGATCGTGACCGTGCTCTACGACACCGGGCTCCGACGTGGAGAGGCGGCGCTCGTCGATCGTGACATGGTCGACCTCGAAGAAGAGCAGTTGCGGGTCCCGACGTCGATTCAAAAGGACTACCCGAACGATCAGGTGCCGCCGCCGGCGACATTCCAACTGGATAGAGATGGATCTCTTCAGACGGTCGCAACGGTCGAGGAGTATCTCGAGGCGCGGCAGAACGACGCCGCGGCCCTGATAAGCAGCCAGAAGTCAGACCGAATGACCGGGAAGGGGATTAATGATGTCGTTCAGCGGGCGGCTCGACGAGCGGGCGTGCGTCCCTACTGCTTTTCAGGCCGTGGAGACCCGGAGGATGTCTCCGCCCACACGCTGCGCCACAGCGTCGCCTGGCGGATGCTACGCGCCGAAGAGTCCAACACTCTCTACGACGTCAGAAACCGCCTGCGGCACGCCTCCATCCTCACGACCGAGCGGCTGTACGACCACTTTATGACGATTTGAACCCGACGTTGAGCAGCGAGAGCTACTCCGAGCGCTCCTCTAAAAGCTGGTTCTGTCGCTCGAGTAGCTCGTTCTGCTCCTCAAGGAGGGCGTTCTGACGGCGATTACTGAAAATGAGTTCGGCGAGCAGCGTGTTCTGAACTTGGTTCTGTACTTTCGAGTTCACGGACTGGTCCTGCCCGTAGTCGACATTGATCGCACCCTCGCGCTCGTCGACCTGAACCTGATCTCGGTGGATCTGTTCACTAGTCGCGCTGTCGAAGAGTCCCATACCGACCACTGTTCAACCAGCCCTCATAAACTGTTCGACGGGTGATCCAATGGTCAGATAAGCATCCGGCTATGCTCGAGGACGCCCGAAATCTCCAGCGACTTGAGGAGGCGTTCGTTGACGCCACTCAGAGCAGTGGCGATGCCGGGTTCGAGGCCGAGCAGCAGGAGGTCCCAGAGAAAAAGAACGACACGATCGCCGTCCCGAGCGACCCGATCGCGCCGGCGACGGCCATCATCAGCGCGGGGTCTATTGTCATATTTAGACGATTAGTTCCAAAAGATATCCCACGCTGTTACAGTTCCTCCGAAAGTCTCGTACTTCCCGGACGAAGTCCTCCACGACCGAAATCTCAATTTCCCAGTCCCATCTATTCCAGAGAGGTCAACAGTCCGCACAGCTCTGCTCAGGTCATTATTAACGCTGTCGTCGCCATAGGTCGCGATTGGAGAATCGGGGTCGGTTTCGTATATTACAAATTTGTAATCAGATGGGTTTGTGTTCGTATCACCAGACTGCTCTAATGCGAAATCTATATCGACAGAATCCACATCCCCTTTGTCGAACTCCGACGTCACTAACTCGGCGTAGTTACCATCCGTGCCTTCGCCCGTATCTTCGCCGATGAGGTCAACCGAATCCGTATTCACAACGTAATCTCCGGGGTCTTTCACCGCAAATGAATACCAGTCATCTACGGTGCCATCTTCTACAAGGACGTCGGGCAAAACAGACCTCTTGATACCTCGCCCACCGGACTGAGGCCCCCGTCCTTTAATTCCGAATCCTCGAAGATGCGCGATGATCTGTTCGACGACCGACCTATTTTTTCGCGCCGGCGCAGGCAGATCATGAAGGACCGCCCACTCGTGTTGCGTTAGACTCATTATTCGACGATGTACGCGAAGTGCGACCCAACGCCTTTGCTCGTGTAGTTATTCCCGGTCGAGTTCTTCGACCGTAGTTTGAAGATCGAGACCGACCCCGACGCGTTTTGGTACGAAGCAACCGGACTCGCCGGGTCGGTCGACTCGTCGTCGACGACGTTCGCCGATGCCTGAACGGTATCGCCGCCGTCCAGAAGCTCGACGTCGAGACCGGTCGGCGCGGTTCCGTCCGCGATCTTGTAGTTCCCCCACCGGTACACCTTCAGCGTCTCGCCGTCGGCGACCGGGACGGTAATCTCGATCGACTCGGTATCGTCGAGTAGCGCGATCGGCGGCGTCCCGTTCGGCGAGTCGACGAGGTCTTCGATACGCATCGGCGGCGAGAACGCGCGCCGGTCCGTAACCGCCGTGACGCCGCTCCCGTCGCTGTCCACGTCGTACAGCGGTATCTTCATATCCGTATCGCCGTCGGCTTCCTCGAACGCCGAGGCGAGACCGACGATGACGTCGTCCGGCGAGTCCTTATTCCAGCCGGCGTAGATCGTCTGGTCCGCCGTCGACTCGGCGACGGTGACGGTCGTCGCAGTGTCCTTCGCTATCCACGACCCGTACACGTACGCCTCGCCGGGGTCGATCGTGACGTCGTACGAGTCCGTCGCGTGCGACTCGGCGAACGCGTTCAGTTGCGTCTCGTCGATACCCGCGTCTTGGGCCGCGAGTTCGGTCGGCGACGCGCCGCCGACGACGAAGCCCGCGCCGGTCCCGCCGGCTTCCGCGAAGCCGACGGCGGTCTTGAACGGATCTGCGGTACGATTGATCGAGGGGTGTGCCTTTTCGGTCATAGTTCTCGAATCTGGATGTGCATCAGGTAGTTCTCGCCGCTCGCGGTCGCGATCGCGGCAGTGTCGCTATCCGGGTCGTCGATCAGGACGCCGCGGAAGACGCCGTCGATGTCGGCCTCGACGCGCGTCCCGTCCGGCGTCTCCTCGAGCTTCTGGATGTTCGCGACCGCGCCTCCGAAGACGTCCTCGACGGCCGCCCGAGCTCGGTCGGCCGCCTGCTCGGGGAGCCCGCCGGGCGGGCCGGCGCTATCTGGGGTGTTTCCCGGCATAATCAGGCGCTGAAGGAGAGGGTGACGTCGAACGTCACCGTCTTCGTGTTGTCCTTCGTCGCCGACGCGAACGTTGAGTGGTTCAGCAGTACGTTTGTCCCACCGGTGTCGCTGGTGAACAGCCCGAGCTCGTCGAGCGTGAAGCCGTTCGCCTCGGTCGAGTCGACGAACGTTGACGCGAGCAGCGTCGTCCCCTGATCGGCGTGGTCGGTCACCGCCTTCCGAAAGACCTCGTTGTTCAGCGACTCGTCGCCCGAAGCGGTTCCCGAGGCGCCGTCGTCGCCGAGCGCGAGATACGCTGCCTCCTCGTCGCTGGTCTGCGTCGGGTCGAGGTTGTCGACGAGGATCTCGTGGAGCCCGACGCAGGTCGTGTTAAAGACGACGAACTCATCGGTCGCCTCGAGGTCGAGCTGCGCCAGTGCGAGCTCGTGCTCGTCGAGGCCGTCGACGGCGCCTCGCTCCTGGAGGTCATCGTACTCGGTCGTCGTGAGGTACTTCTCGCGGTCGTCGAGGTCGTCCCACTCGGGGATCTCCTCGCGGAGCCTCTCGGGGTCGTGTAGTCGTGCGTCGATGCGGCCTTCGATTTGGATGGTTTCGGTCGTACTCATGGTCGGTCAGGGCGAGTTGCCCCAGTTGATAACTCCCCAGTCGCCGCCCCACGCCACGTTCTGCGTCGCGATCGACTCGATCGCGTCCGCCGCCAGCGCGGTATCGGCGACTGTGGATTGGTTCGGATTGACCGTGACGTCGTCCGCCGCGGTCGCCGTATCGGTGCCTGCGTCGAGAAATCCCGCGACGGGGGCAGACCAGAGTGAGAAGCCCCAGTTCATTCCCCCCCATCGATTACCGGCAGGAACATCTCCGACTTCAACCGACTTGACCGCGTCTGCCGTCGTTGCGCTGTCGGGCCCGGTCTTGAGTCCCGAGTCCACGAGAACGGCGTCCGAGGTCGTCTCCCGCTCGACAAGGTCGATCAGGAGCGTCGCCTCGGCCTCGACACCAGCTGCGGAGATGTCGTTTAGGAGATCGTTCAGATAAGCGACGCGGACGTCGGACTCCTCAACGATGCCGGCCGGGATCCGGGGCGTGAGGATCAGAATTTCGTCATCCGGCTCCTCGATCTCTATGCTGGTCGGATCGATATCGAGCAAGACAGCGATCATCTCCCGGATCTCCGGGAGCGTGGTTGATGTCGTCTGGGTTCGGAGAGCGATCTTGATCCGGGCCTGAAACTCGGAGAGTGTCTCGTCAGTCCGACGGTTAAGATTGAATAGATCGGCGATCTTCTTGAGCTGAGCATCGCTCGCTGAGTCGACGAACTTCGCGGCGCGGACGTCCTCGAGAGCGGCCTCGTAGGACTCGAACTCCGAGGCCAGCGCCTCGGTAAACGCGCTCCAGACGTTGCCGTCCTCGGAATACGGTGTCTTCAGCGACGCCTCGATCCGTTTGGCAGGCGTGGTATCGTCTTCGATCATGGCTTAGAGGAAGTCGATGTTCGCCGCGTCGGTTATCGCGGCCTCGTCGGTCGCGATCGCAATGTTTGTCTGGGAGTTCGGGTCGTCGGCCGTGTCGATGTAGACGTCGGCCTCGATGACGCCCTGAATCTCCATCACGCGGCGGAACACTTGGTCGAAGATGACGTCCTCGCCGATCTCAAGCCCGGGATAGGTGATCCCGTCCGAGGCCTCTCCGCCGATGTACCGGATGAGCTTGTCCTCAATCCGGGTCTGGCCGTCGTCAGGGAATGTGTCTGACGTCGTCAGGTCGATATCGACGTACACGTCGGCCTCGGTCGCGCGGTTGAACGACTCGTCCTTCGGCTCGCCGTCGTCGGTCTGGACCGTGACGGTCGTCGAGCCGAAGGAGTCGACGCCGCCAGCTCGTGACTCCACAATCACCTGGCCGATCGTGTCGTCGGCGACGCCCGGCGCGAGGACCGTCACCTCGACGCCGTAGTCGCCAGCCTCGGAGTTCCGGACTTCGTCGACTTTCGCCGAGACGATGTCGTCGGACTCGTTGAGGACCGACGCTCGGATTCCGTTGACGGTTGAGACGCCACCCTCGGCGAGCGTGTTCTCGTACCGGAGGCGGAACTCTGGGTCGGTCTCGCGGTCCCGGCCCTCGGTGTACCCGAGCGACGTGTCGCCGGTCGGGTTCGGGTTCGTGACCGCGTCGACGCCGGAGATCGGGGAGTCGAAGCGGACGATCGTGTCGGCAGCGACGTTCGTCTCTTCGCCGAGCCACTCGATTCCGAGCTCCGTCTGCCACGGTTTCAGCGCCTCGACCTCGACGGTCGTCAACGTCTCACCCGTGGCGATCTCGGTGTCGGCGGTTATCTCGAAGGGGATGCGCGGCCGGGTCTCGGTCCGCTCGGTCGTGACGACCGTCCCCTCGGGGATCGTGATATCGTCCGGCGCCGGGTCCGATCGGGAGAACTGGACCTCGCCGGTCGCCGAGCGAAGCCGCTTCCGTTGGTAGCCGGCGAGCGCGAGGTGCTTGTCGAGTTCTTCGCCCTCTGCGTCCTGGTAGAACGACGCGTAGTATGCGTCTTCAGCGGCCTGCCACTGGCGCGCGATCTCGACCGCCGCGGCGTCGATGATCTGCGTCAGCGGCGAGTTTGGCCGGAGCTCGATGTCCTCACCGAGCCGGTTCTTGAAAACGCGCTTGACGTCCTCGCGGATCCGGTCGACGTGCTTCCGACGGAACGTCCCGTCGCCTTGAACGCCATACTCACTCGCCATCTATCCCATCTCCGCGGAGAACTGGATCTGGTCCTGTTCGACGAGCGTTACCGTGACTGTGACGTCCGCGACGCGCGCTTCCGGGGAGTCTCGGTCGATCTCGACGTCGTCGACCGACTTGACGCGATCGTCGCCCTGGAGCGCGGTTCGGATCTCTCGCTCAAGGATCGCGTCGGAGGTTCCGACGGTCTCGAAGAGCCGGAGCCCGTGCTCCGGCGCGAAGGGATCTTCGCCGCGGATCGTCGACAGCAGGATCTTGAGCTCTTGGACGGCGCCCTTCGCGCCGTCGAGGAACTCGGCCTTCTTGTTCGGAGTGGCGATGTCGCCCTCCGAATCGACTCGTAGTGTTCGCTTGTAGTTCATGATGTATCAAGGTCGTTACTCCCGGGGTCGGTGATCGTCGCCGTCTTCGTCGACGTCGAGCCGTCCGGCTGGGTGTCTTCGTACTCGATCGTCGCGTTCTCGTTGAGGACCGCCTTCGCCGTCGCCTCGTCGCCGATCGTCACCGAGCCGTCGGCGGCCATCGCGACGACGTTCCCGCTCGAGTGCTCGATCCGGACGCGCCCGTCGGGGAGCATCCGGAGGATCGAGCCGTCCTCCTGGACGGCGACCTGGAACTCCCCGGCTTCGTGGTCGGGCACGTTCATATCGTCGACCCAGATCATCGGCAGGAGGACCGCCGCCTCGAGCGTGAAGCGGCGCTCCCCGTCCGGCGGGACGTGCCCCGACTCGGCGAGCTGCTTCTCGAGCGGCTCGCGAGCGTGGACGACGAGCCCCTCGTCACCCTCGCCGACCGGGACGATCATCCCGGCGCCGTCGGTCGCGAACGGCGAGGCGATCGGGACGTCGTCGACGATGACCTTTCGGTCGGCTTTGAGGGAGACCTCCGCTCGCCGCGTCCCCTCGTCGACGGCCTCGACGATGACCGTCGACGCGGTGTAGATCCCGCGGAGCTCTTCGTCGACGAACTCGCGGAGCGTCGAGACGATGTTGAGCGACTCGCCTTCGGGAGCGTCCTCGGCTGACATCGTCAGCGCACCCCCACGGGACCGCTGCCGTACGTAGACGGCCCGATCGAGTAATCTGCCTCGACCGGCGTGATCGTCCCCCGGACGAGGTGCTCGCCCGAGTCGGTCGACGACTTGAACTCGTACTCGTTGACGCGGTAAGCGCCCTCGAAGCGGTCGGTCTCGACGACGGCAGCCGCGCCCTTCCGGATCGCCGGCTCGAGCATCGCGGTGAACTCGAGCGCGCCGTCGGCCTCGTCCTCGTCAGACGACTTCTCATTCAGGGAGAGCAGCGTGTTCTCGTACGAGAGCCGCGGCGCCTCAATCGTCTCCGCCGACTTCGGGACGAAGTGAAGCCGGCCGCGCTCGGCGAACCACTCCCACGCCTCGCCGGTCCGTTCGGCGGCGTAGTCGAGCAGCTCGTCGAGCCACGCCCGCGCCTTCTGGTCGCGCGTCGCCGACCACGACCCAGCGATCGGCCCGCCGGCCGGCTCCGTCACCGGGGAGAGGCCGATCTCCGAGGCGATATCCGCGGCGATCTGGTCCGGCCGGCGGTTCCGCCAGGTGTCGGCGATCCGTGCCTTCGTCGCCGCCTCGGACTCGTCGACGCCCTTGAGCCGGTACTGGGTGTCGCGACCGTCGCGCTTCGGTTTCGCGTGCTCGATCTTCCCGAGGCAGACCGTTTCGACGTCGGCCTCGGCCCACCCGAGCTCGATCCGAACGAGGTCGCCCTCCTCGATCTGACTCCAGGTTTCGTCGGTGAGGTTCCAGGTCCGGACGTCGAACTCGAGCGGGTCCTTTTTCGGCTTCCGTACGGTGACGTCGAGCGCGAGCTCGGAGAGGTCGACTTCCCCGGCCTCGACCGACCGAACCTGCGTCCAGACGCGCGTCATGTATCGTCACCCGGTTCCTTTCCGAACTCTCCGGGGACGACGAAGAGCTGAACTTCGTCGCCGAGGCTCTCCGGCGTAATCTCCGTGGACACCCCGGACGGATCCATGAAGTAGAAGACCAGATACGGGAGGTACTCGTACGGCCGGCCCGGTGTCGCGACCCCCTTCGTGATCCGGTAGCCTCGGGAGACGTGCTCGAAGTCGACGACCCAACGCTCTGAGGCGCCGTTGTAGTCGAGTCGACAGGCGAACCGTTGCCCGGGGAACGCGCGCGGCGTGAATTCGAGGTTGATCGGCCGACGGTCCGAGGCTCGGTCGCTCGGGATCGGGATAATCTCGCCCATCAGAAGATCCCCGCGAGGCCGTCGCGGACGTCGCCGAGGAAGCTCGCGACGCCGTTACTGTTGGTCGTCGAATCGGTCGTCGCCGTATCATCGTCCTGCGGGTAGGCGACTGACGGCGACGTGTCCGACGCCGCAGTCCCCATGCTTCCGCTCGGCGTGTCGATCGATACCTCCGCGGTCCCGACCGCGGCCTCGCGGACCTCGGCGAGCTCAAGGCTCACCTTCCGGTGGGAGTTGATCCGCCCCTCCCGTTCGACCGAGAGGTCTTCGAGCTTCGCCAGCGAGAGGGAGACGTGGTCGACCGACGCGGGGAATGGTTCGGTCGAGTCCCGGAGCGCCTTGAGGCGTCGGAGCTCTGCATCGTCGACCCACGCCTCGATGGACGCTGAGAGGGGCTCCGTATCGACGTACGAGTCGTACGAGAAGCCCTCTTCAGCTGTCTTCGATGGCGCGTTCCAGCCGCCGCCGCCCTCAACCCGGGTTACGCCGGAGAGGACGACGTCGCCGATCGTTACTCGGTCCGGTGTTCTGCCGGACGGTCCTTGTGTTCCTTGTAGTGCCATGAGTCTAAGCCTCCGAGAGCGTCTGTTTCAGGAGCAGCTCAAGCTCGGCGAGCGCGTTCTCGCCGCCAGAGCGGGTCGCCTCTTCGACCATCCGACGAATCTCTTCGCGATCCCCGACGTCGCCGAACTGGTTGGTCTGCTCGAGGACGATCTCGATCGGCCGACCGGAGCCGCCGGCAGCGGGACCGCCACCGAGTGCTGCAGCCGGTCCGCCCGAGCCGCCGATGGCGCCGACGAGCGTCGACGCGGCCTGCCCGAGCGGAGTGCCCTCAGCAACACCTGCGAGGGTGTCCTGGAGCGTCGAGTCCTCGCCCTCGACGCCCTTCGCGACGGTCGAGACGAGTGCCTGACCGCGCTCGACGAGGTTCGAGAACGGGCCCTCCTCCGCGTTCGAGAACGGGAGGACGGAGCTCGCCTTGTCGGCGGCGCCCTCGACCGCGCCCTTGATCGAGCCCGATGCGGACTCGGCGCCGGACGCGACCGTATCGACGAGCGCCTTCCCGGACTGCTGCCACTTCTCGGGGGACGTCGCGAAGTCGGCCGCTCCGGAGATGGCGTCCTTCGCTGCGCCGCCGACGCCTTTCGCTGCGCCAGCGACAGCGCCGGCCATCCCCTTCAGGCCGTCCGCGATCGCGCCGCCGATTTTCTTCCCGATCGACATCCCGATGTTAAGCGCGGCGCCGCCGATCGCTGCAGGAATCCCGAAGAGCACGGCTTTCACTGCGCCGACGAGAACCCCTGGGAGCGCCTTGATGCCCTTCGCGAGCGTCTCCGGAATCGCCTTCCCGGCGTCGGTCAGCCGCGAGAGCGGTCCTTCAGCTGCGTCACTCGCCGGGAGGAGGGGAACCATCCCAGCGAACGCCGACCAGAGCGCGTCCTTCAGGATGCCGGGCGACGCGGCGATCCCTTCGACGAGCGTCTCGAGCAGGGAGACGCCGGCATCGTAGAGGTAGTCGCCGAGGCCCTGGAGCGCCGAGATGATCTCGTCGCGGAACAGGACGATGAGGACGCCGGGGATCCCGGCGACGGCGAACACCATCCCGTACATGAGCGCCTGGATGACAGAGACGCCGAGGTTCATCCAGTCGACGCCCTGGAACGCGGCGACGAGCTCGTCCCAGAAGAGCGCGACGAGGACGCCCGGGATGCCGGCGATAGAGTAAACGAGCCCGAGGGCCAGCGCCTTCATCGCCATCATCCCGATCTCAGCCCAGTCGACGCCGGCGATGAAGCTGAGGATCGAGTCGCCGATGCCCGCGAAGAACGAGTAGATCCCCGAGGCGGCCGACTTCATGACCTCCTCGAGGGTCATCGTCCCGTTGATGAGCCCGGCGATCGCCTCGTACGTCCAGATCGCGACGTCGGTCAGGAGCTTCAGTCCCTTGATGATCGCCATGACCTGGAGGACTATCGGCGCCGCAGCGACGGCCAGCAGGATCTTTCCGAGCTCGACGAGAATGCCGATGAGCGGGTCGATCGTCGGTTTCAGGAAGTCGATGACCGCGCCGAACCGTTCCATGAGGACGGCGAGGTCGCTCCCGACGTCGAGGATGTCCTTCTCGATGACGTCTCGCAGGACGAAGAACGCCCCGACTAGGAGGCCAACGGCGGCGACGATCGCGAGCGCTGGCGCAGCGACGGCCGCAAGGGGTGCGAGCAGCGCGGAGAGCGCGCCGGTGAGTGTGGTTGCACTCGCGGCGCCGGCGAGGAACGAACCATTCACGACGCCCATGACGGCCGGAATGACGGACGCCTGGATGTACGCCGCTCCGAAGAGCACGGCGACGAGGGAGAGGACGCCGACCAGGCCAGCGAGTGCGCCCCCGACCGCTTTCATCGCTGCCTCGTTCTCGTTGAGGACGTTGATCCCGGTCGCGAGCTTCTCGTTGAACCACTCGATCGCCGGCGCCGCACCGGTGAAGATGGTGAACGTCATCGCGTCGAACGAGCTCTTCAGGAACTTGACCGCGCCGGCGGTCGTGTCCATCTGGGAGGCGGCGATCTCCGAGGCCGTGGTCGCGCCGCCGATCGACTCGGCGAGCTGGTCGGCGGAGACGCTCGAGTCCGCGACGTCCTCGGCGAGGGATGTTGCTGCGCGCTGGGATATCCCGAGCGCTGTCGAGAGCCGGGTCGCCATCTCCTCGACGCCCGTCCCGGCTTCGTGCATCTCCTCGAGCCCGCGGATGATGTCCTTCGGCGTGACGTCCTCGCGGTCGATCTCCATCCCGCCGAGCGCCTCCTGGACGGCGCCGATCTCCTCCTGGGAGAGCCGTGCCAGCTCGCCGATCGACGAGCGGATCTCGGACCGGAAGATGTCGCCCATCTTCTCGTTGAGGTCCTCCTGGCTCTCGATCAGCGGGAGGAGTGCGCGGGCGCCCCGCCGGCCGGCGAGCTCGGTCGCGACCTGCATCCGCTCGGCGTCCGACTCGAGGTTCTCCATCCGGTCGCCGATCGCCCCGAGGACCTCACCCAGACTCCCGATCTGTCCCTCGGCGTTGGTCAGGTCGTCGATCGAGAGGTTGAGCCGGTCGAGCGCGCTCGACGCCTGGCCGCTCCCCGCGACGATTCGTTGGAGCGTGGTGTTGAGCGCAGTCCCGGCCCGCGATGCACGGATCCCGCGGTCCGCGAGGACGCCGACGGCGGCGGAGATCTCTTGGAGGGAGACGCCCGCCGACGTCGCGGTCGCACCGACGTACTCGAGTGCGTTCGAGAGCTCGGTGATCGTCGTCGCGGAGTTCGAGAAGGTCGCCGCCATCGCGCTCGTGACCTGGACGGTCTGGTCGGCCTCGAGACCGAACATCCGCAGCGCCGACGCGGTCGACCGCGCCGACTGCGCCATGTTCATGTTTGAGGCGACGGCGAGGTCGGCGACGCCGGCCGCCGCGTTCATCGCTTCCTCTGCCTCGAACCCGGCGAACGCGAGCTGCTCCATCGCGTTCGCGGCGTCGGACATCGCGATCGGGAGCTCCTTCCCGAGGGTCATCGCGGTGTCCCGGAGCTTCTGCATCTCCTGGTCGGTCGCCCCGGAGACGGTCGCGAGCCGAGCCATCGTCTGCTCGGTCTGACCGTGCTGCCGGGAGAGCACTGCGAGCCCGCCGGCGATCACCGCGGCGCCGCCGGCGGCCGCCAGGAACCCAGTCCGGAGGCCGCGCGCTCGGCGCTCCGCGGCCCCCATCGACTCGGCCACGTCGTCGCCGGCGCTTTCAGCTCTCTGAAGGTCTCCGGACGCCCGATCGGACGCTGTCAGTACTGTTGCTATCCGTCGGACGTTACCGCTGAAACCTACCATGTTAGTTCACCGAGAGGACGTTGTCGTGCTTCGAGACGCCCCGCGTGACGCCCTTTCCGCTCGAACCGAACGAGGTGGGGACGTCGCCCGGGACGTCGCCGGGATCGACGCCGAGTTCTTCGAGCCCGCCGACGCCACCGCCGAGCTCGGACTGGTCTGGTTCGATGGCATCGTAGGCCTCGGCGTACCAGAGCCGCTTGGTCCACGGCCACTCCGCGACTTCCTCGAGAGGAATCCCGGTCTGCTGATGGATTCGAGTCGTTACTCGACCTGCGGGGGAGCTTCCCCACCTTCGGGAAAATCCATCATCTGGTCGATGCCGGCCCACTCAGCGATCCGCATCGTGAGGCCGATTCGCTCGCCGGACTTCATCTGCCGCCAGCGCTCCGGCGTGAGCTCCGGCGAGACCACGGCGCTGTCGCAGAGAGCGAACATCCGGTCGCTGCCCTCCATCTGCCCGGCTTCGCCTTCGCCGGTCGCGGCGCCGACGATGAGGTTGAGGATCTCGTCGTCCTCGGGGTCCTGGACCTCGAAGACCATCCCGCCGAACTTGATGTAGCCCGTGTCCTCGCCACCGAGCGACCACTCCTGGTTCTCGAGGTCCTCGGGGTCGATCTCTTCGGGGTCGACCTGCGTCAGGTCGACCGGCTCCTCCTCGACGTCCTGTGCTTCTGCTTCCGTGTCAGTACTGTCGGGGTCCGGCTGGTCGTCACCGGACTCAGTAGAATCCGAACTCATGTTCACCTCTCACGTCTCACTCGTCGTACTCGTGCTCAACGCGGTCGAACTGCAGCGAGCCCTCGTACATCGGCATCGAGTCGTTCTCGTAGTCGTCGGCGGGCCCGAAGCCGAGGAACTTCCCGTCGAGGAAGTTCGACTCGACGCGGGGCTCGGCGTCCGCGTACTGGACCGCGAAGGAGACGGTCTCCGCGTTCTTGTACGCCCGCTCGAGGCGGGGGATCGATTGCGAGACGGCCTTCACCGCGACGGTCGCCTCAACCTCTTCGTCGACGATGACCCAGACGTTGCCGTCGTCGCCCATCGTCCGGTTGTGATCGTGGTCGGCCGAGTCGTCCCAGCCGACCGAGTCGAGGTCGGCGACGCGCTCGCCGTCGATGAAGACGGAGATCTGGTCAACGTCGAAGTCTCTGGTTTGTGGCATGTGTTAGATCACTCCTGTTACACCGTGACGGTCATCTCGAGACCGAACTCGTGGACGTTCCCGGAGAGGGTCCCCTCGATGGAGATCCCGCTCCAGACGCGGTTCGCCTTCTCGTCGTCGGTCAGCTGGTCGATCGACGGCACGTTCACCGAGACCTCGGCGAACGGGTCGTCGGCGCCGCCGACATCGCCGGCGAAGGCCGACTTGATGGTCGACGAGATCATCGTCCGCCCGTCCTGCGTGAACGGGACGCGGTCCTCGCGCAGCCGCAGCGAGGTCAGCGCGTTCTCGACGATCTCCGCCGCGTACGCCTCAGTCATCGAGACGTCGAAGTACTGGTAGTTGCTCGAGGCGCCCGCCGTCGACACCGAGTTCGAGAGGACGGTCGTCCCGCCGACGTTGATGACGACGTTCACCGGCCCGTCGCCGTTGACATCGCCGCCCTCGAAGGTTTCCGCCGTCGACGGGTCGCCGACGACCGCGTCCTCGAAGTAGTCGTTCGCGAAGCCGTAGCCGTCGCCGTCGAAGAACGGGTCGAACCACGGGTCGTTCGTCGCGAGCTGGCCGAGGACCTCACCGCCAGGGTCGCCGCTCGACTCCATCGCGATGGACGCGAGCACGTCGCCGCTCGGGACGTAGCCCGCGATCTCGTGCGCCGCGGTCATCGCGGCGTCGGTGTCGGCGAAGGTCGTCCCGTCCTTGATGGGGAGGACGACGCCGGCGCGGTTGCCGCCGGCCCAGGTGACGAGCTCGTCGTACGTTCCGATATGCTCCCGGCCGGCCTGCGTGTCCGCCCGGTGGAGACGGTCGGCGCCGACCTCTCCGAGGCGGTCGAGGCGGGTCCAGTCCGCGTGGTAGTACGTGATGTCCGCGCTCGTTCCGTCGTCGGTCGTCACCTCACCGGTGTCGGTGTTGATGGCGACCTCGCCCGCGTCCGGCTGCGCCGGCGGCGAGCTCGTCGAGAAGACGACGTCCCGAGCCGCGGCGGTCGGGACCGGGTCACCGAGGACCGGCGTGTTCGCGACGGCCGCGCCGTCGTCGACGGTCTCGGTCTCTTCCACTGCCTCGAGGACGACGACGATCCACTCTTCGACGCCCCGGCCCTCGAGTTCCTTCGAGGACTCGTGGACGTCCGAGCCGTCGCCGTAGTCGTTCGCTACTTCAGCGGCACTCCCGTACCGGTTGACCTCACCGAACGCCGCGTTCGGCGGCGCCGCGGTCGCCGTCCCGATGACGGCGACGTCGGTGAAGGTCGGCTGGGGGAGAGCCGCGATCTCTGCCGTAAGGTCGATGTCGACCACTGAAACTGGCATTGTGCGTGTTCTCTATCGTGTTCTGTCGCGTTTCGGTTAGCTGACTATTCCATGTCGACGGCGTACTCGGCGTCGTCGACGGTCTCGTGGACTGTCTCGTGTTCGTCGACGTACGAGACCTGGACCGACCACTCGAGGCGGTAGGTCCCTGCAACACGGCCGGGCGTCGGCGGGTTCAGCGGCTCGACGAGCAGCGGCCGCTCGCCGTTCGCGCCCACCGAGTCGAGGTCCATCTCGAAGACGATGTACCGCCAGATCGCCCGCGAGAGCTGCTTCCCGCGGACGTCCGGCGGGACGCCGTTCGCGTCGTGACTCGCGTCGACGGCGACCGTGATCGAGAGCTCGTCGTCGAGGGACCGCTCCTCGACCTCCGCGAACTCGGCCGCGTCACCGCGGTCGTCGATCCTCGAGACGCCGCCGAGGGGTCGGCGTTCCTCATCCTCGGCGCCTTGCGAGTCCCAGCCGAAGACGATCGCCGGGTACTCCGGCGCCGCGTCGGCGCGGTCCCCGGCGTGATCGGGGCCAGACCAGTACGGCGTCAGCTCGTACTGGTAGTCGGCGCCCTCGTAGGTGAGCGTCTGGACGACTGGGAGGTCCGCCTCGATGCGGTCCTCCTCGGCGGTCGTGAGCATCGTCGGTCAGAGCTCCGCGCCTTCAAGGCGCACGTCGATCTCGTTCCCGATCGTGTCGGGTGCCTTCTGGTAGGCGAGGCGAGCAGCGGGCCCGAAGATCGGGCGAGCGGGGATTCCCGCTTCGGGAGCGCCGAGCTCGTGGACCTCGCCGTACTTCTTCGTCGTCCCGATGACCGCGTAGAGCTCCGCCGTGTTCACCTCGGACGTCGAGCCGATGTCCCCGCGGAGCTCACCGGTGTCGACGAGCGGTGCCGTCGACGACGTCCGTACCTTCCGCGACTGGAGCGTCGACGCCTTGATGGGCTCCCACGAGTTCCCGAGCGCGTCCTTCCCGCGGGCCATGTTCCGCAGGAGCGTCTTCAGGACGGTCGAGTGGAGCTCGACGAGCCCGGTCTCGAGACCGCTGTCGAAGGTGTCCCGGACCTCGTCGAAGTTGTTCTCGTCGCGGACCATCCTACTCGGCCTCCAGGAGGTCGCCCTCGTCGAGCGCCTGCTCGATCCGCGTCGAGCGCCGGACCGTCTCCGGCTCGGACGCATCGTCGAACCAGACGCCGGCGACGTACTGCCGGCCGTCGGCCGGGACGACGTCGACGAGCTCGCGCTTGAGGGGCTCGATGACCGTCTTCCGGTCCTTGTGCTCGCGCTCGTACTCGACGAACGCGGCGAGGCGCTCCCCGTCGAAGTCGGCGACGACGTCGAGCGTCTCGTCTCGGTTCAGGTCGTCGTAGTTCTCGATCATGACAGGTCTACCTCCTCGTCGAGTTCGCACTCGAGGACAGCGAACCCGTGATTCTGGGACCGGTCGGCCTCGATCACGCGGTAGGCCTTCTCGTCCTGGACGATGACCGACGCGCCTTCGCCCCCGCCATCGCGGAGGCCTTCGTCGACGAGGTCGGCGTCCACGAGGTACACCTGGTCGGCATCGACTTCGACGCCGAAGGTGCCGTAGGAGATCGACTTCCCGCCGGGATCGGCGATCGCGTCGATCGTCTGCGGCGAGGCGTCCGTCTGGTTCCAGGGCTGGCCCCGGGAGTCGGCCGCCTCCGCCTGCTCGAAGTTGTAGAGCTCGACGTCGACGCCGGCGCGGCGGAGCGCCCGGCGAGCAGTGTACCGGCTCATGCTGTCACCGACCAGAAGTCACCGCCGTCGGGCCCGAGCGTGTCCGAGGTGTCGTACTCGATGGCCTGCTGCCCGTGGGTCGTCGCCTTCAGCCCCTCCGCCGAGAGCGCGCCGGCGTAGTCGAACGAGACCGGGCCGATGTCTTCCGACTCGACCTGGCGCTCCTCGTCGACGAGGAACTTGATGAAGTGGCGGGTCAGCTCCCGCTCGATCTTCGCGAGGCGGCGCTCCGAGAGGCCGCGGCCCTTCAGGCGGTTGTCGACCTCCATGTTCGCGTCGTCCATGTACTCGCGGACCTCGGTCTCGGTGAGGTCCGTCTGAAACCCGCCACCGGTGACGTCCTCGTAGGACGTCCGCGAGTCGGCGTCGGCGAGCTCGGTCATGCGTTACTCCTCGAGTTCGTGGATCCGGGCCTCGATCGCGTCGGTCGCGCCTTCCCGGTCCTTTTGCTCTTCCTCGAGGTTCAGCAGCGCCCGGAGCGTCGCGACGTCGTCGATTTCCGCGACGCGCTCCTCGATCTCCGAGTTCGTCTGGTTCTCGGGGTTGAACGGGAGGGTCCCGCTTTCGCTCTCGAGCTCGTTGACGTCCTCGGCGCTGGCCTCGTCGGTCTCTTCGTCACCGTCCTCCTCGGGGCGCTCCCACGCACCGGAGCGGTGGTCGAGGTACTCCTCGACTGCTTCCTCGGGGACGTCGTAGACGCCGGGGCCCGTTGCTCGGAAGTTCCGCTCGCCGTCGTGGAACGTCGAGTCGCGGGTCCATCTGAGTTCAGTCATCGGTCACCTCAGATGTCCCGGATGACGACCCACTGTTCGGGGAGCATCAGGTGGAAGCCGATGTCCTGGAAGCCCTTGAGCCAGGTGACGGCCGGGTCGTTCCCGATCCAGGTCTGGGTCCCGAAGCCGCGGTTCTCGTCGATGGCGAAGCCGCCGTCCGTCGACGGGGCGTCGGGCTCGTCGAACTCGCCCATGTTCTCGCCGAACCACGGGAGGAACGCCGAGCTCGGGCCGGGGCGCCCGATGACGATGTTCCGCCGCTGGGTACCGGCGCCGGGGTCGTACGGCTCGAGGACGTTGTCCATCGCGGCGTTGTCGACATCCTCGACGACGTTGCCGTTCTCGTCGAGGAAGTTCCCGTCGGCGTCGGTGCGCGGGAGCTTGACCTTGAGCATCCGGATCTCGGGGATCTCCTCGTCGACGAGACGGCGGACCTGGCTGCCGGTGAGGCCCCGCACTTCGACACCGGAGAACCGGTCCTTCATGTCGTCGTTGTTCTTGATGTCGTGCCACGTCGACGGCGTCACGTAGGCCACTGGGTCGGCGGTGACCTGCGCGTTCATGAACGTCTGGTCGGCCTCGTTCAGCAGGTACGAGGCGTACGAGAAGTCCTGGTACGGCGTGGAGTTCGTCCGGTCGTCGTAGGCGTTGGCCGGGTCGATGACGTTGTCCGTTGGGATGTCTGAGTGGGGCGTCTGCCCGTCCTGGCCGACGAACCCTTCGACGCTCGCGGTGCCCCGCCAGGTGACCTGCTCGCGGGTGAGGAACAGCGCCGCCCGGAGCTGGTTCGCGCCCCAGCGATAGAGCGAGAGGATCTCCCGCTCGCTGTTCAGCTTCGCGTCGGTCTCCTTCTCGGGGGCGATCTTCTCCTTGAACGAGTAAGTCGTGATGTCCTTCTCGCTGATGTCGCCCAGCGTCCCGATCGGGGACTCGGCTGCGCGGTCGACTTCCCGCATCGGGGCGACTGCGCCGCCGATCTGGAAGTAGTTTTCCTCCGGGGCGTCAAGGTCGACAGCGGCGAACTCGCTGTTCGCGCTGGCGACGTTCTCGCCCTGGATCTCATCCATCTGGTCGATGTCCTGAACGATCTCCTCGCGCAGCGTCTTCGGCGAGAGCAGACCGGCCTTCTTGAAACTAAGTCGTGCCATGTTGTGTTATCTGAGTTACTTGTGCCGCAGAACGGCCACCTTGTTCGCGGTCTCGGCGCTGGCTCGAGTTCCGGCCCCGAAGACGCGCCCGAGGATCATCTCGGCCGTGTCGCCACCGGCGGAGTCGTAGGCGCGGACGCCCGTCGCTGTCAGGACGACCAGGTCGCCCGGTGCGACGGCGCCGCCGGAGGCGTCCTCGTACCAGTCGACCGGGCCCTGCGCGAGCGCGCTCCCGGTGCCGGCGACCTCGCCGGCGGCGTAGTCCGCGTCGTCGACATCGGGCGCCCGTTCGAGCGTCCCGATCCCGTCGCCGTCGTTCTGGACGAGCTGGACCTGCGTCCGCCCGTTCGCCTCGCCGGCGATCTCCACGGGGTCACCGCGGTCGGCGACCGTGCCGCCGGGGTCCGCGATGACGTCGACGTCGAGGCTCTGCCCGGGGTCGAAGAGTCGGAGGTCTCCCTGAACCATGTTCAGGCGCCCCCGTTACCGCGGACGGCCGCGCGTAGCTGCTCGACGTTGTTGTACTCCGTGGCGTCGACATCGTACTCCTGCTTGAGGTACTCGTAGTTCGAGCCCTCAGCGGCGAGCGTGTCCGACGCCGTCATCACTTCGCCGGCCAGCTGCTCGGCGTGCTGCTTCTCCTCCTCGCCGAGGTCGCCGCCGGGCGTGCCGTCGGGATCGCTCTCGCCGCGAGGGGTCGGGGAGCCCGCGAGCTGCTCGCGGACGATCTCGACCGGGTCCTCGTCGTCGTCCTCGGACCAGCCGGCGTCGACCGCCAGCGTCTCGACGAGCTCGCTCGGCTCGAACCGATCGGCCAGCTGCTCGGCCTGGAGCGGCGAGTCCTCTGCCGCCAGCTCGGCGAGCATGTCGACGAGGGGGTTGATCTCCTCCTCGAGCTGCTCGATCCGCTCTTCCTTGTTCTCGATCATTTCCTCTTTCTCGGAGAGCTGCTCTTCGAGGTCGTCCCTCTCGTCGGCGAGACTGTCTCGCTCGGTCCGGACCTCTGCGAGCTGCTCCTGAAGGTCGTCTGGGTCTGCCATGTTCTGTGAAGTACCGCTGGTACCGGAACCTCCGGTACCGGATCCCGCACGGGATTCCGCCCGCTCGTCAGATGACTGTCCCTCGGGCCCGGAACTCCCGGCGAGACCCTCCCACGCGATATCCTCGATCCAGTCGTAGCCGTCGTGGACCTCGAAGGGAGTGTCCTGGAGCGCGTTGACGATCTGGTCGTTCAGCTCGTCGAGCGAGGCGACTGCCTCGCGGTCGACGATCGCGACCAGCTCGGGGTCGTCATTGTCCTCGCTGCGGGTCGCCGAGATCCCCTCGATCGCCTCGAGGTTCGCGACCGCCTCGTCGAGGAACTCGTCCCCGAACATCTCGCCGTACGCACGGAACCGGAGAGTGAAAAGCCGGGACAGCTGCTCGACGGTCACGTCGACGCCGCGCTCGCTGGCGTCGATCTCGTCCTGCAGCTGCTCCGGCGGGACGCCCAGCGTCTCCGAGAGCTCGTCGACGCGGTCGCGCCAGCGCCCGACGTCTCTCCCGAGCGTCTCGACGCCGTCATCAGCCGGCTCGATCGAGGCGCCAGCCGAGGCCCCTCGGTCGAGGATGGTGATGTACGGGACGTCGAGGATCTCGTCGACGCGGTAGGCGCCGAGGTCCTCGTCGTACTCGCCGAGGACGCGCCACATGTCGGGTGACACCTCGACGAGCCCGGCGTCGACGAGTTCGGCCAAGTGGTCGTCGAGGACCTCGGCGTTCTCGGAGACGGGCCCGACGCCATCTTCGTACTCGAACTCGCCGGCGGAGCCGACAATCTCGTCGGGATCCGCCTGCTCGAGCATGTCTTTGTGGCCCTCACCGGGACGGCCCTTGAGGAGCTTCGCCTCGTCGAACGCGCCGCTGTCGACGGCCTCTTTCAGGACCTCCCGGTCCCAGTACGTCTCTTTGCCCGAGCCGCCGCGGGTGATGTCGCCCTCTCCGAGAGGGACGATCCGGACCTGCTGGTCCTGGTCGTCCTCCTCGTCGATCGAGGCGACGCCGCCCGCGAGTGTCTCGGCGTGCTCTTCGTCGTGGGGGTCGGTCATGTCAGATCATGCCTTCATTCCGTCTCCGGGACTCGAACCCGGCTCTCCTCGTGCCAGAAGAGGTCCGACAGACGGTGGCCGCAGGCTCGGCGCCGATCAGGACGCCGATGATGTCGACGCCCGAGGTGCGCTCGAGCTCGTCGACGATGTCGCCGGGAGGACGATGCACCGGCATCGCGGATGGAACGGCGGGCCGTCGCGACGTGCCTTATCCAACGGAAGCGTCTTGCCCTCCCACGGCTCGCAGATGTCGCAGACGTGCTGGTCCGCGGCCGTGGAGACCTCCGCCTTCACCTGGACCTCGACGTCGGGGCCCATCGCCCGCTCGTACGTGGTGATGGTCGCCTCGTTGTGCGAGTACATCACCTCGGTCCGGGCCAGGGTGGTCGCCCGCGTCCGACCGATCTTGTCGACGCGGTCGGTCAGCCGGCGAGCCATCTCGTCGGGGTGGACGCCCTCGGTCAGCCCCTCGGCGAGCTCTCTCGAGATCTCCCGGGAGACGTCCTCGGTGATCCCCTGGAGCGCCTCGAAGTTGCGCTCGTAGAGCAGCGAGAGCTTCTCCTGGTGGACGGGGCGCTGGAGCGCCGTCGCGAGGTTCGACTGGAGCTGGTCGGCCTCCATCCAGGAGTTCGCGTTCTTCCAGCCGCGCTCGTACGCCGACCGAACGTACGTGTTGCCGTCCCGGGAGATGACCTCGAGGACGCCCGCCTCCTGCTGGGCCCGGAGCCAGGCCATGAACTCCTCGTGCTTCCGGGCGAGTCGGTCGAACTCGAAGTCTCGAGTGACGAGGTCCTCCGGATCGAAGTCCGACGCCAGCTGCTCGACGAGGTCCCGCGCGGCGCCGTACTCCTGGTCGGCGAGCAGCTCGACGAACCGCTCGCGAACGTCGGCCGGGACGTTGTCGCCGGCGAGGATGTCCGACAGCGAGATGCCCTCGCCGTCGTCGTCCTCCTGGAGGCCGAGGACGTCGCGGTCAGCAACACCTCGCCGGATCTCCGCCCGGATGTTCGCGAAGCGCCCGCGGAGCTTCTGGGCGTACTTCCGCTGGATCGTCGTCGTCTTCGACGGGTCGTTGGCGTGCGCATCCCGACTCCCGGCCTTCGTCGGGTGGGCGTGCTCGTCGGCCAGCTGCTCGGCGCCGGCCGCCAGCTGTTCCCCGAGTACATCGACGCCGGACGGCCCGGAGATGGTGTCCCAGGGGCCGACGTCCTCGGGAGTGGGTGTCGCGCTCATGCGTCAGTTCCGTCCTCCAGGTCGTCTGGGGTGACCTCGGGCTCCTGCAGCTCGCGCATGTCCTGCGCCCGCGTCTGCAGGATCTCCTCGAGAACCACGGGGTCGAGGTCGTCGAGGCACTTGTCGAGGAAGCCGTCGAGCGCCTTCTCAGCCTCTTCACGCTTGACCATCAGTTTCCCACCTCAGCGTCGTTCAACTCCGTCTCCGCTCTCTCGAAGTCGAGGTCCTCGTCGACCGCCTCGACGCCGCCCTCGGCGTTCCAGGTGATGCCGAGCATGTGGGGGAGCGCGAGCATCGGCCGCCACGGGTTGAACTCGTCGTGCGCGGTGATCGACGTCGGGCCGTCCTCGTCGAACGCGAACGGCCGGGCGTGGATCTGCCGGCGCCGCGTCCACTCGGGGAGCGGGGCGAGGAGCCGCTGCGGGAGGAAGCCCTCCAGCGGCTTCGGGCCGTAGTACCGCACCCAGGAGCTCCGCTCGAGGCGGCCGAGCCAGTCGACCGCGACCGACGCGAGCGGCTGGGGCTCGTACCCGGCCGCGGCCAGCTCGTCGTTCGTCTCCTCGACCGACCACTCGACCGTCGCCACGAGCTCGCGCTCAAGCGTCGACGTCTTCGCGTACAACAGCGGGACCGACTCCAGCATCCGGTCGAGGGGCAGACCAACGTACCAGCGGAGCGGGAACCAGAACCGGGCCTCGGGCGAGAACCAGCGCTCGTCGGCCTGTACGCGAACGTAGACGAGGACGACGATGCCCGCGACGACCGCCCACTCGCTGCCGACCGGTATCTGGGGCGTCCGGGAGATGACCTCCTGGGCGACCGGCGTGCTGGCCAGCGCCGCGGTCACCGTGAGGACGACGGCCAGCAGTCGGGAGCTGACGCGCTCGATCATGCCGCACCTCCCTCGTCGCCGTCAGTTTCGCCGCCCTCTGCGTCCTCACTGTCGTCGGGGGTGATCTCGTCCATCGCTTCGGGGGTGTCGTCCTCGTCGTCCATTTCGAGCGGGTCAGCCT